GTGCAAAAGCTGCGGTAGTGGTACACAAGTATCTAAAGCGGTTTGGTGACAATGATGCTGGGAAAATGCCCAGGTTAGAAAAATTTAAAACCAGCGAAGGCCTATACTATCCCTCAGCAAGTAGTCAACTGGCCATATTGGGTCCTTACTTTGCTGATTCAGGAGCTCAGATAGATCCTACACACCTTAAACAAATTAAACAGCAGTATATGACCAAGCCTGTACTTGCAGCCATTGACAACTTCTTGGCCGGAGTACCAGGATTAAGTAGCCCTGGTGGTGACATCTATACTTTTGTAAACACACAAAGCAAAGCAGGTAATTTATCAGGACTTGCACAACAATTTCCTGCATGGGCACGAGCCAATCTAGGTCCCAAGAAACTGGCAGCATTCGCTGAAAAAATAGCAACCAATCCCAAAGGCCTAACTGCTATGTTTGCACTTATTGAAGCCATTAGAGACGTCAAGAACGATGTTATTGATCAGTTGGATCAGCAAACACCACAAATACGTACAAAAACCGGAGATGAATCTGGCGGAGAAGGTTGGGTATATCGAGATACCAAACTAGTACCAAGGCATCGTTGGACACCAAATTAAACCAATTTTTTATAATTAAGCTAAATACTTACAAGCGCATTAAGCGTACATAATTTAGGAGAAGAAAATGGCAACAGTAACAAAAGCAAATGGCGACAGCCAAGTAGTAGTAAACGTAGGTGACAGCCTAACAAGAAACGCAAATGCAATCACTATCAACACTGGTATTGCTAGCCCAATCAAGGCTTACAAAATTACCACTCTAGGTATCACTGCAAATCTAGCAAACGAATTAAAAGGTCCAAGCCCAGCTGGTTTAACTGGCGCAGTTGACACCCTATTAAGAACAATTACCTCTAACGCAACAGTTCTAGCGTATCAAGTTGACGCTGCTGGTTCTACAGCACAAATGAGCGTTATTGTTGAGCGTAGTGGTTGGGGTTCAGATGCAGATCTACAAGCTGCTATCCGTACATTAAGCCATGATGGCACAGCTGGTGCTAACATTGGTGCATACGGTAACGTATTCCCAGCTCTAGCAACAGTTACATCAACTGGCGGTATCAAGATAGCTTAATTAAGCTAAACTCAAAAAAGGCACTTTTGTAGTGCCTTTTTTTACGGCTATAAATACTAGCATGGACTATGTTACTGGATTTACTTTGGTTGATATTACTCGTACTGGCGTGACTCACAATCGCCCAGAAAACGAGCATCAACGCAATCAACAGCGTAACTGGGAAACAGTTATACAATGCATGGGCCTACGCACACAACCCTTAGACATACAAGGTCCAAAAACAATAGAAATGTATATAGATGAAGATACTTTTGGCGAGATGTATCAAGGGCGTCAGCGAGTATGGTGTTGGACTTTTTATGCAGAGCGTACAGGCACATGGGCAGAAGATGGTGACGAACTGGCACTACTACACAAAGATTTTAATGAAGTTCCTGTGATTCAAGGGCTAGAAGAAACAGCTCGTTTTATATTACCAATATTTTATACCAAAGGCGCTATTAAAAACGTGTTTTTTAAATTAGGTCGGTTAGACTTAAATAGCATTTAATTACAGGAATTTGCCATGGCCGTAGAACTAGAAAAACAAAACCTTGAAACGCATGTGGAACTATGTGCCCTGCGTTATTCCAATCTAGAAAACAAACTAAACAATCTAGAAGAAAAAGTAGAAAAATTAGAAGAACACATGGTATTCATTAGAGACCGTCTCTCCGCTGGCCCGGACTCATCAAACAAAACATTAATCACAATTGGCACCACAGTCATTGGCGTACTAATTTCTGGCATCATTATACTACTAGTAAACTTTATCAACAAATAAAAATGAAAATTGTAGAACTTGTAAATAAGATTAACGTACCTATTACTAACGAAGAAGCTGAAGTACTAGACATGTTTGAAGACGAAGCAGTGATACAACGACAGGATCTATCACCTAGGGAAGTAATACTAGCCAACCAACTAGTAAACAAAGATATATTATATAGAAAACATGACTCAGGGCACACCACATACAAAAAGAAAGCATAAGCATAAGCCTAAGGCCTATGAACGATTGGGCTTTAGTTATAATCAAGTAGAGCAAGCAGCTAGAGCAACGACAGAATATTTAAAAGAGTGGACTGATAGAGAACTTCAACATTTAGTACAGGAACAAAAGATACCCGTGTGTTTGCCCATTGGTGACCGCGGGTTTTTAATTGGCAGATATCAAATGCACTCTATAGGAAAACATACTTGGCGTGTACTAGATAATAACCAAGAATTTGTGCATGATTTTAGTCGTAAGTTAAGCGCAGTATTTTACTGTTTAACTAATCAATTAAATAAATTAAACTTAGCCAGGGCGATACTAACAGCAGATACAGCAGTGGGGAAACTGGAGCTGGATCAGGACTACTATATGTACTCCATAAAAAACTATACTAAAAAACAGGACTTTTTTCGTGTAGATCTAGCAAAATTGCGCTACATACAGGCCCAACACGAGCTGGTATTTGCAAATCAAGAATTAGAAAAAACCATAAATACTGCTAAATATTTGAAAGTACAGGAAAGACTACTATGAAATTATCAGAAATGAACACCAAGCCAACCGCTAAAAAACTAAACAAAGTTGTTGAGAGTCGCTTTGGCTACGCTCTAGACTTTGACAAGTTGACATTTAAAAAGGCATATAAAATTGCTAGCGGATTGACCGAAAGCATCAACAAGATCAAGCGTACACATGGTACAGAAGCGGTTGAGCAAAATGCTGCTTATATGGAAATGATGATGGTGCGTGAAAGCATCCACAGTTGGATGACTGAGAATCATACAAAGTATATCGCAGAAAGCGAAATGGCCAAATCAGAAGCTATTCTTGCCGCCAAGGACATGGTTGACAGTGTTCAAGACATGCTAGAAAAAATCAGCAAAATGCAAAGCGAACAAATGCCTGCACTGTTAGACACAATCCGTGATCAAATTGGCGCAGACAAAGCTGAAACATTTAAACAGCAAATGACTCCATTGCTAGGTGAGTTAATGACTCAACTAACAACAGCACGTGAAACAGCAGACAGCGCAAGTCGTGGACTAGCTGGTGAACAAGTTGCACAGCCAATGGGCATGGGCGGCGCAGCACCAATGCCAGGAGCAGACGCAGGTATGCCTCCAGCACCCGGCGCTGAAGCACCAGAAGCACCAGCAGATGAATTTGCAGCTACTGATGCAGCAGCAGGTGGCGCAGAAGAATTAGGCAGAGAGCTTCGTTAATGCGCTTTCGTGAATTTATTACAGAAGCACCCGGCATTGATGGCTTAGTTGAAGACGAGGCTCAGGATCCAGCGATTCTGAGTCTTATTGATATACTAGACCAATGGCGTTTCCGCAGCGGCAACTTGCACACCGTTCCAAAAATCCGTGCAGCATCTTTAATTAATCTTGTCAAGAAAGAACATCCACAGTTCAATCTTGATACTTTGGAAAAAGCCAAAGCCAACAATGACATGATTAAAAACTTGATTAAAGATATCAAAGACGACGACGCTGGTGTAAAGTATGTGTACTTGACTCCTACTCCAGGCGAAGAATCCAGCAGTGAAACCGAAGTTGGCGACTCTGGCGCACCAAAAGCACCAGCTGAAAAGATCGTTGGATCTATGGCTAAATCGGCTCTTGCAAATCGTAGTTAATTAATATATAATAACCCAATGATTACCTTGTCTGAAACAGCAGCTAGGCGAGTAAGGTCACAACTTGAAAAAAGAGGACGCGGCCTAGGTATAACAATTGGTGTAACAACTACCGGTTGTTCTGGGCTGGCCTATAAATTAGAGTACATAGACGAATTACCTGCAGCCGGTGAGTACATGAGCTTTAACAGTCACGGTGTAATAATTTTTGTTAGCCAACGCGACCTTGTGTACCTAGATGGTTTGGTCATGGAATGGCATCGTAAAGGTCTGCAAGAAGGTTTCGAATTCAACAATCCAAATGAGCGCAATCGTTGCGGTTGCGGAGAAAGTTTTCAAGTTTAAATGATAATATCACGATATGATTATACCCCTCTTGAACGTGAAAGCGTAGAGGGCAAACGCCATTATGCCTTGCCAGATGGCAGTAAAGTACCTAGTGTAACAACAATACTAGAAAAGACCAAACCTGAAGAAAAGAAACGTGCATTGCAAGAGTGGCGCAATCGTGTGGGCCATGAACGTGCTCAACAGATTACTACAGAAGCAGCCAATCGTGGAACACGTAT